TGATTGTTTAGGGTGTACCCCATCTGTTGACACTAATTGTTTTTTTTGTTCCCTTCTGAGTTGTGCATTTGTTAATTTAACCTTGTTCTTCAAGGTTCTAGTCTGGGCTATACCCAGATCATAAGCAGCCATTTTCGCAGCAGCCAAGACACCTTCCGGATTATCCTGTAGATGTTTATACTTATTCATGTACTTTCCAATCTCTTTTGTCAATTCATCGTTTAAATCCCAATCAAGATTGCCAGCACCATCCTTAGTAAAACATTGAGGAAATTTTGCTGCTACTTCAGACATTGCCTGTCCTCTTAGTTGATTTTCTGTAGCTTGTTTTTGGTTCTGACTGTAGTAGTCTTTTATTTCCTGCTGTCTTTCCTTTTTCTCCAGTTCATCAATCTTGTTAAGCACCCAGATTTTATTCTCTGTTGGTGCTTCTGGATGATCGTGAATCCATGCTTTCAGTTGAGCTTTGTTGTATTCCGGCTCTTGCTTTTCTTTTTGTGTCTGCGAATGTTCAGTAAGGGTTTGTTTGAGCATATCAGGTAATGTATCTTTGAGCTGGTTTATCTTCCTTAATGCCTCCTGTGCCACATTTAAGGCTGGTACTCCCCTCTCATCTACCTCTTTACTCTCGAAATTTACCTCTGGAGAGTCAGAGGATTGCTCTTGCCCTTCTTGCTGCTCTTGTTGAGGCTTGTCGCCTTCCCCAAACACTTCTTTTACGACATCTTCTGCACTTCTCTGTTCCTTCTGCTGTCCTTCTTGTTTTTGTTCCTCGCCTGTGGATGATTCAGGCAGTACATCCTGCTGTTGTTCAGCCATAAAAACACCTCGTAGTTTTACGCACTACTGCGTTAAATATGTATCCCTCAAAGATGTCAACCTGTTTCCCCAGCCTTGGGCAAACTTGCCATACTTCTCAGGATTATTTTCAATTAAGTCTTGAAGGAATAACTCCCTCTCATCTATAAGTTCTGCAATCAAAGCATCTTCACCATTAGCTTTGATATATTCCTCGACTGCTTTTTTTGTATTCTTGCCTATAATGCCATCTGGTACTGAACCTACTATGTCTTGTAAGTTACTTACCGCTTTAGGTACACCTGCGTTATAAGCATAATCAAACAACACCGCAGAAGTCTTTTGAGGTAATGTATCGAGTTGCGGTTTCTTGTAATATTCGTGATAAGCAAAGTTTCGTACATCACCATAAGAGAGATCTTCTACCGATCCTTGGGGCATACCCTTTTCTGCTGTATAGGCATCCCATGCCCTTTGAGTTACCCCATGATTAGAGATACCGCTATCTCCGACTTCATTCTTATCTACTCCACCTTCATAGGCTAGAGTTGCCGGAAGGATATTAGCGGTAAAGTTATCGATTGTGTTTGCGTACATATAATTACCCATGTTTCTCCTTAATCATAATCGTACTGCCCCTCTGGTATTTCGTTATCTACATCCAAGGTGAAATTCTCTTGAGGATTATCTACCCTCTCTAAGAAGTCTATTGCGTTTTTCCTGTTTGCAGCATAATCTTCAACCATAGCAAGTAACTTGTCAGCAGCTTGAAAAGTGATCCTTGCTTCCTCGAACTCATGTCGTCTAGGAGATAAGTAGGCTAACTTAGCCCCTATCTCATCTCGATAGATCTCTAAATCCCTTTTTAAGATCCCCCAGCCGACTGTATGAGTCATATTGGCTACTGCATCTGCCTCAGCTATGTACTCAATTAGCTCAGGTGCATCACTTGTTGGCTTTGGCTGTTTTGGCTTCCTTTTCCTTGGTCGCTTCGATTTTGTTTTCTTCATTCTTTACTTTTGCTACTTCAATTCCTGTTTCAATCCTGTCTTTTTGATCTTCCATCTCTGCATTTAATATTCTTCCCTGCGGATCTGGTTCTATTCCTAATCGCTGTACTACCTGATCTTGCTCAGGCTCGGTCAAATCATCCATCTTCACTTTCACATCTACTGGAGGAGGTGGTGGCGGTGTGGGTTGAGAGATCAACTCTTGCCATGCCATCTCACCATCATCCTGTAAGTAGCGTTTAAGGATGTTGTAAACATTCATCGGATTTACTACACCTGTCTGCATAACGATTGGATTAAGCAGCATCTGTAGTCTTGCTACTGCTTTCTGAGCTTTTAAAGTAGGGTTGGTGTTTTGATCGTTTCCTCTGCATACCAAGTGGTATTTACCTTGGATCTCATCTCTAGTCATGTGTAGAGGTTCGACTCCTTCACTACCAGATAGTAAAGCAAATACTTCCTCCGGCATGTACTGTTGACAGAGTTCTAAGATCTGAGTAAACATTTCGGTAAGCGAGTTAGTGAATAAAGTTGCATCTAAAGAAAATACCTGTGAAGCAGACTGCTGGTGCATGCCAGCTTCAGAAGCAGTCCTTGGTTGTCTTTTATTAATCATTGACTGTAATGAGTAATCCATCTGTCCTAGATACTCTTGGATTACAGTCTTTAGTAACATCTCCTCTTTTTCATAAGAGTATTCGACATTAGGATTGTTGTTATTCATTACTTGGATAGCATCTTGCAAAGGTGTCATGCCCGGAACTGGAATACCTTGCCCCGGAATGAACTTAACAAGTCTTGGATTAACAACTCCTGATCTAAAAACAAACATCGGAGCATTTCTAATAGTCTGTGAATCTAGTTTTTGGTTATGTTGAGCATCTATCTCTTTTGAGATGTCAGCTAGATGTTCTGGAATACCTCTGGGTGAATACCATCTATCCGATGTAATTTCTGTGTTGAATCTTACGAAAGGAAACTTCTGGTGATCGTAAGGTAATCTTTGCTTGTAAAGGACTTGTTTAAAATCCGGTGCAATGATGATTCTTACTTTCTCATCAACATCATCACCATCTAAATCTCTATGGGTGTATATATCCCAAAGTTTGACTAAGTGTGATGGGTTGTTTAACCTCTCAATACCTTCTTTGGCATCTTCGGTTACTTTAACAAGTTTTTGAGCATCGAGATTTGCTGAACCCATATACTCGATATTGTCAACCGCATCTTTTTCAAAGATCCCTTCTTTGCCTTTATGTTTTAATTCCTCATAAGGCTCAAAGTATTCATGTACGATGAATCTTGCTTTCTGGGGATCAACACCTGTGTCAGTAGGTACATAACAATAAAGAGGATCAACAAGTGAGATTTCCGGTGCATGGTACACTTCGTCTTTCAAGGTAATCTTAACTCTATCTTTTCCAGCTCTAAACTTTGCGAGTGCTTTCTTTAAGTTCTCTATATTGTCAACTAATACTGTTTCTGATGTATCTATGTTAAATTTTTGGATAGCATATTTAATAACTTCTTCTTCCGGAACTGAAGGATCGTATAAAGACGAAGCCTCCTCTACTGGGAGATCTTTAATGTCGTAATATTCTGTATAGGTATGTTCCTTCATTGCCCAGTCAATCTTTAATAGGCAAAACCCTCTCTCAAGCATCTTGTCAGTAACCAAAAGAAGGGTATCGAGGACTTTCATTTTTACATCCACCAACCAATCGAGGAACTTTTCGATCTTTCTTGCTTTCTCTAAATCAGCATCAGTTTGAGGAATAACTTGCATCCGAGGCTTGATGTTTGAGTAAAGCCCTACCAAACCAGCCTTGATCTTCCTTATGTACATTTCGATAGTTGGTAATCGTAAATTAGAGCATCCGGGGTACGGAAACTTTTTAGTTTTCTTATACCGCATCCTCAACCGATAATAGGTATCGGTCTTATTTCTCCAAGTCATAGACTGCTTCTCTGATTGCCCGATCTCTTTCATCAGGTCATCACAGAGAGTTAGATCCTTGTCTATCTTGGATTCCTTTCTTTTTTTCTTTAGTGGCATCTTTACTCCTTATATCCCATAGCCTGTGTCGCCATGATCTTCCAGTTTTTCCTCATCATTGAAGTATGTATCCTCTTGTTTGTACTCGTAATATATAGGCGATAAGATTTGTTCGGCATAAGCCATAGAATCAACTAAGTCATCCCATCGAGAAGCACCGATAGTTAAAAGTTCATCCTTAGCTTCCTCATGGTTTACTCCGATATAATACTTACCTGCCTCGAATAAAGGCTGTAGGGCAGCTTTGATTCGGTCATATTTCCTCCTCATAGTCGCCCCAGCACCACTCTTAAATACATTTTTTAGCTCGATGAATGGTGGATATAATTTTCGGCTCTCTGCCTTTTGGAGAATTGCTTGGTAAAACCCGGCTTCTGTACCACACATAGGTACTCCTACTCCGGTGATACGACTCTTATGGGCTAACCATAGATTCAATACTGCATCTATAAACTCACCTAATGGTTGATGGGTTCGGATGTAAGTGATTAGGTATCTGTTTTGATCTTGGTCTATTCCAACTAGAGCAGCCACCTTATAATCAGACTTCTCATCATCAGAATAAGCAGGATCAACAGCAATGACACAAGAGAACTGTTTGGGAAGTTTCTCCCAGATTCTAATATGATGAGGCTTGATAGGAGCAGACTCATCAAGAATGGGATCATTAAGATATTCCGAAGCAAAGGCGGTAGATCCGATCTCCTTTTTCCTTGCTTGGAGTTTTTTATGACTCCAAAGTGATTTCCAGAGTTCTTTTCCTTCCTTTTGCTCCCCATCTATATATGCCCTGTATTTTCGTTTATGCCAGTTATTATCGTTATCCAGCATCTCCTGTAGGAGTGCTAAGGGTGATATGATCGTTCCGATCCAAATAAACTGTCCATGTGGTAAAAGAGTGTTCAAACAGGCTTTAAAGATCCAAGTCCGGAGTTTATTTCGTTGTTCCGAGGAAGCAACCGACTCATCTGACTCAATATCATCTAAAATAATTAAATCAGGGCGAAAACCTCGAATTGCAGCCCCACAACCCCTTGCTCTAATATTAGTTTTTTCTTTATTATTAAGAATTAGGTGGGTTTCAGTCCATTTATTAGACTTTAAATCACCAAAATACTTTATTAAAAGAGGGTTCGACTCCATTTCCCTCCGCATTTTCCTCAACCACTCAATAGCCAAACCCTCTGAAGCGGATATAATACATATATCCTTTTTTTTATGGAATAAAGCACACCAGAGAGGGTAAAAAACGCTACAAATCATACTTTTAGCATACCCTCTTGGTGCTGCTATCAGCACTCGCTTCTCATTCTGTACCAGATGATAGATTTCCTTATGAAATTCCGGTACTGTATGTGTTAAATAATGGGGTAATAGATCGGTTATGAATTTTAAGAGATCATTACTCCAAATTTTGTATAGTTTCTTTATTTTTTCTTTATCCATTAATCAAAATCAAAAAAAATATCATCCTCATCATCTTGAGGAAATTCCGGATCTTTGCTAACGCCTACCTTCGGTAGTTGTTTATACTGGGTTTTCATCTTGCTCATCTAAATCAATCAAAATTACTGTATTGTCGCCTACTTTGTAATTGGAAGCCACCTTAAACCCTTTTTTCTCTAAATGCTCATATATGGCACTTTCATACACCCAATCTCCCTTACATTTATGAGGTTTATCAGTTTTAGCGACTATAGTTACATTTAAAGCAGTTTGCATCACTTCCTCCTCTTTCTCGGATTAGGATTTTTCTTTTTAGGTTTCTTTTTTCTGGGTTTTTTCTTTTTACTCACTTACGCCTCGCTTTGCTCGTTGTAGCCATATATATAGTCTTTATAAGCCCTAAAATCCATTCTAGGGGCATTTATGGGCTAAATAAGGGTATTCTGATAACACTATGTATCATTATTGGGTAAAAGGAAATTGGAAAATTAATAGATGTATTGGGTGTAAGTATATATCTATATAGGGGCGTAGGGTGGGGTGATCTCGGTTTAGTCAATAAAAGCATGCTTTTTTCTCCATACTACCCCCTATACCCTCTAAATTAACAGCTTAGGGTGAAAGATACATAAAGTTAACATA